TTTGTTTGGTTTTGTTTGTGATCGCAGCTTCTTCGCCAGCGAGCAGCGCCGCCTTGCGAGCTTCGAGTGCCTCGGCGTGTGTCGCTTCAGCGCCAATCTTCGCGTGCAGCTCACCGACTCGCTCCGTGTCCACCGAGAAGATCGCGTTGTCGATCAGACTGTTGATCTCCTTCTGAAGCTCTCCGATGTTGGTCCGTCGCTCTTGCAGCTCCGCGTCGATCTGGAGCAGCGCCGCCTTCTTCATCGCCTCGTTCAGCTTGGCCTGTGCCCCAGTGAGGCCGCTGATCTTCCCGCTCGTCCGATCGAGCGCGAGGCCGAGATCGCCGTACCGTCCCTGCAAGGTGTCGATCAGTGTCACAGCCTCGTCCATCTCATCGTTGTTCTTGTTCTCCTTGTCGGCAAGCTGCTGGAGTCGCTCCAGTCGGAGCTGGTCCGCCTTCCGCAGCGCGTCACCCTCCGCTCGCTGCTTGGACATCGCATCCGAGAGCCGAGCCGTGTGCGTCGTCAGCGACTTGTAGACAGCGATCGTGCCGACCACCGCTGCGGTGATCGCAGTGAACCACGCCAGCATCGGATGAGCTGAGAGCAGAACGATCACAACCTTCAACGCCTTGAACGCGAGGATCGCCCCGGACACGATCGCCTTCATCGCAGCGATCGCCAGACCGACAGCAGTGACCACCTTGCCCAGCACCACAAGCGCGATGCCAGCAGCCGCCACCGCAGCCGTCCACTTCAATGTCGAGATGATCGCGTCCTGATTCTCTCGCACCCACTCCGTCACCTTCCCCGCCATCGCCGTGACTTCCGCACCGGCCTTCTCCAACGCGGGCGCCAGCGCGTCACCAATCGCGATGGCCGCTCCCTCAATGGCCGACCACAGCCGCCGCATCGTGCCACCGATGCCCGAGTCCATCGTCGTCGCCGTTCGCTCGGCGGTACCGCTCGCTTCGTCGATCGCAGCGTTCAGTCTCTCGAAGTTGGCTGTGGTCAGCTTGATGCCACCGGCCACCGCTCGCTTGCCGAACAGCTCGTTCAGGATCGCGAGTCGCTCCGGTCGTGGCATATTGCTCATGGCCGAGCCGAGGTCCGTCAGGATCGAGCCCACGTCGCGGAAGTCGCCCGCCGCGTCCGTGACACCAACCCCCAGCTCCTCGATCTTCTTCCTGATCTGCGGGTTCGCGAGCTGGAGCATGATGTTCTTCATCGTGGTGCCAGCCATCGAACCTTTGATGCTGAAGTTGGCGAGCGCGCCGATCGCCTTGGCCGTCTGCTCCAGCGTCATGCCGTAGGCATCGGCCACCGGCGCGGCGAACTTCATCGCCTCCCCCAGGTCGGTGAGCGTCTGTGCCGAGTTATTCGCAGCCGCCGTGAGCACGTCGGCCACCCGACCGGATTCGTCAGCTTCGAGGCCGAACGATCGGAGGGTCCCCGCCGCGATCCCGACCGCTTCAGACAGATCGGTGCCCGTCGCCCTGGCGAGGTCAAGCATCCCTGAGATCGCCTTGTCGATCTCCCCGCTGGCGAAGCCCGCTCGCCCCAGCTCCAGCATACCACCCGCAACCTGCGCGGCCGTGAACGAGGTGGTGCGACCGAGCAGCTTCGCCTTCTCGGTCAGCATATCGAAGCTCCTCCCCGTTGCCCCAGTGACACCCTGCACGGCTCGCATCTTGTCGTCGAAGCCCGCGAACACCTTTGTCGCCAAGGCCAGCGGCGCAGCGACCATCGCACCCAGCCGAACCAAGTGCATCCCCGCCGCAGTCGTGGCTGCACCGAACGCCTTGAGCTTCTGGGACGCGGTGCGAAGCCCACGGACCATCTTGGAGTCGTCGGCGTACAGCTCGACATACGCTCGACCGCTACGAACTCCCTTACTCGACGGCATCTGGCACCTCTACCTTCCGCTTGCCCGTGAACGCCTCTCGGATGTCAGCCCACACCTCTTTGTCTGACGGCGGCACGCGCTCGGCAAGTCGATGCGGGTGACAGTCGGCGGGCTTGACTCTCTTGCCTCGCCGACCACGGAACACGTTGGCGATCAGCGCCATCACCGAACTCGTATGCTCCCACATCGCATCGCTGCGGGCCAGTGCCATCGCGCTCAACTCGCGGAGCGTCAGCGGGTCCGGGTTTACTCCGACGATTCCGGCGTAGCGATAGACAGCGGCCCAGCAAGCAGGTCCGTCACAGCCTTCTCGAACTCGCCGCTGTTCAGCTTCGCTCCCGCTGCTTCGATCGCCAGAGCTTCGAGCGCCTTGATCTTTTCCATGATCTGCTTTAGCAGCCCCCTTCTGGGGGCCGGGAAAAAATCTATGAGCGCCTCGAAGAATGCGTTCGACGCATCCTGAACAACGTCGCCGCCCATCGCATCGTCGAACTGCTCCACGGTCAAGCCGCGCTCGTCTGCTTGCGGCTTGCAGACGGCGAAGATCACAGATGCCAGTAGAACCGGGTCACGGTGCATCTCCTGTATCAACTCGGCCTTGACCGTATCCATCAGGTCAACACCGATCAGGTCGCGCACCCGCTTCACCGTGGACACGGTGATCTTCACCGTCCACTCGCGTGCCTCAGTATCCTTGAACGTCCGCACAGTCGCGCTCCTTTCTGTCCGCCAGCCCTACGAGCTGCTGGAGGACGACGCGATCTCGACCCACTCGCTGAAGGTTTCGAGCTTCGCCGTGACGCTGACCTTGATCGCCTCCTCCAGCGCTTCGTTGCGGCTGAAGTTGGTGATCGACCAGTCGCCTCGCGGCCCTTCCGCACCGACCGCATCGCGGAGGTCCGTCAGGATCGCCAGGGCGACGGTGCCGTTGGCGAGGTACGCATCCTTGATCGCGATGAACCCGGCATCGCTCGGCTTCCAGACCATCTCGAACTCGACGGTCGCTTCACGGAGAGTCGGGGCCGTCGCCCGCCACCCGCTGTTGGCTCGCGTGGTCACATCGGCCTCGCCAGCCTCCATGTTCAGCGTCAGGTCGCGCACGTTGGTCAGCAGGGTCAGGCTCGCGAGAGCCGTCCCTGAGGCACCGTAGTACGCCTTCGCGTTCATGCCCAGCTTGAAGTCCGCCATAGTTCCGTACTCCTGTCTCTAGGGGATCGTCTTCACAGTTTCCCCGACCACAGTGCGGGGAGATTCGCTTGCTCTTTCTCGAACGCCGGCCCCATGAACGGGCGGGCCTTGATCTTTACTCGTCGCGACTTGACACCTCGACGAGCCGCTTTCACCGTGATCGTGCCGCCTTCCTCCAGCGCCTGAGCGCCGCGAGTCGAGGCGGCCAGCGGGCCGATCACCACCGAGGACCGCATCCTGTCATAGCCGAACAGGATCAGGTCTTTCAGGACGCGGGTATGCGAGTGCGGCGGTCGGCCCGGCTTCGAGATCGTGTCTCTGCTCCGAATGCTCGACCGGGCACGGGTGCGAACGAAGGCACCGAACCGGCTCAACACCCGGCGGGTCTTCTTGTCCATCGCACTCTGGACCCGCTTCGTGTCGAAGAACATTCGCTTTGTGACTATGCCGAACTGCACAGGCTACTCCCGCGTCGCGTCCGCCTTGTCGATGGATGCCTCGATCATGCCGTAGCCGAGCGCGACAATCACCCTCGTCACAAGGCCACCGATCCGAACGATCGCGTCGGCAAACGCATCACCGATCGACGGCGATCCGCCGAGCGCGACGAACAGACCGGAAGCCTCCGCACCGAAACTCGTCAGGAACTTGCGACTCATGAATCGTTTTAGTGTTTCCATGTTTACTCCTCGTCGTCACGGTCGTGCTGCCCTGCGTCGTGCAGATCGTCCGTGTCGGCTTCGTTCGCGGCCTTCGCCGCTGCCATTTCTTCGTCGCTCGGGTCTTGCCCGGCGTTGATGAAGTTCTCGACGATCTGGGCCGCTGGTGCGGCGATCAGGTTCGCCAAGTACAGCGCCTGCAGAAGCTCCGTTCCCGTCATGGCGAGTCTCCTTCTTTCTTTTCGCCGTTCGCCGCGTACCAGTGCTTGCCCTGCATCTGCTTCGTGACCAGCTCCAGCAGGATCGCGTTCCACTCAGCCGCCACTGCCGAGGTCGGTTGCCCCAGCTCGATCGCCGCTTCCCAGCGTGCGAGCATTTCGAGAGCTGCGTCCGCCGTGTCGTCGATCACAGCTCCCTGTGACTTCGTGAACGCGCCCATCCTTCGGTAGAGCGTGATTCCTCTCGCCGCCGCACTGTACGCTTTTCGAGCGGCGAGCAAATCCTGCTTCGGAGTAGTGGGCCACCACGAAG